GTCCGGGATCGGCGCAGTGTGGTCGAGCGACTGGCGCGCCTAGAGGAGGGCGTGGACCGGATGGAAAGCCAGCTGGACCGGATCGAGCGGAGACTGGAGGGCGGGGATGAATAGGGGTGTGTTTCCTGGGGGGAGTCCGGTGGACCCCCACCTGTCCTCCCCCTTTCAGGGGGAGGAACGCCAACGGCATGTCCGGTCTGTTCTCCCCCCTGAAAGGGGGGAGTTAGAGGGGGGGCTTCGAACGCGCAGGCCCCTCCTCATCGAAGGCTATGCCTCGCTGTTCGGCGTGCCGGATGCGAGCGGAGATGTGGTGCGGGCGGGCGCCTTTGCCCGCAGCCTGCAACGGGGCGCGCAATTGCCCATGCTGTTGCAGCACAGACCCGGCGCGATGGCCGGACGCTGGGTGCGGATGATCGAGGATGGGCGCGGGCTCTATGTGCGCGGCCTCGTCGAGGGCGTGGCGGCCCGGTCGATGGTGGCGCAGGGGCTTAGCGGCCTCTCCATCGGGTTTCGTCCGCGCCTCTGGAATGCACGGCGCCCGGATGGGCGGGAACTGGTCGAGGTGGACCTTGTCGAGGTCTCCCTTGTGACCAGCCCGATGCAGGCACGGGCGCGGTTTGCCCTGCTGGGGGCGGAGGCAAAAGCGGCGTGAGACTTTCAACCTGTCATCCCGGCCGAAGCGCCGGGACCCAGATTTCGCCACGCAAGCATGGGTCCCGGATAAGTGCTGCGCACTTTCCGGGATGACAAACTGAATAACCAAACAGGAGACGATATGACCAAGGAAACGAAGATGGCGGGCGGCGGCGATGCCGAACTGATGGCGGCCTTTGCCGCCTATACCGAGGCGAATGATGCCCGTCTCGCGGAGATCGAAGCGAAGGGCGCAAGCGATCCGTTGACGGATGAGCGGCTGTCGCGCATTGACCGGCGGCTCGAAGCGCTGAGCCTGAAAATGGCCCGACCGGAGGCAGGCGAGGGGAAGACCGCCGACGAGGATGCGCGCAGCGCGGCCTGGGGGCGCTATTTGCGCAGCGGCGATGACAGCGGGCTGTCGCGGCTCGACGTGAAGGCGCTGAACACCGGCACGGATGAGCAGGGCGGATATATTGCGCCGCCGGAACTGGACCGGCTGATCGAGTCGCGCCTGCTGGCCGCGAGCCCGATGCGCCAGATTGCGACTGTGCGGCAGACCTCTGCGGGCACCTACAAGAAGCCGGTCGGGCTTGGCGCGGCGGCGAGCTGGGTCGGCGAACAGGTGGCGCGGACGGAGACGGCGCAGTCGGGGCTGTCCCTGCTCGAATTCCCGGCGGGCGAGTTGTACGCCATGCCTGCGGCGACGCAGACCCTGCTGGAAGATTCCTATGCCGATATTGATGCCTGGCTGGCCGATGAGGTGGAGGCCGCCTTTGCGGCGCAGGAATCGGCGGCCTTCATCAGCGGCGATGGCGACGGCAAGCCGAAAGGCTTTCTCGATTATGAGATTGTCGCCGAGGCGAGCCATGTCTGGGGCAAGGTGGGCTCGGTGGCCGGGGACTTTACCGCCGCCGATGCGGCCGACCAGCTGATCGATCTGATCTACACGCCGAAGGCACAGTTCCGCGCCAATGGCCGTTTCGTGATGAACCGGCGCACGGTGGCCGCCGTCCGCAAGCTGAAGGATGTGGACGGGCGGTATATCTGGCAACCGGGCACGGGCGGCGAGCCCGCCACGATCATGGGCTATCCGGTGACCGAGGCCGAGGACATGCCGGACATCGGCACGGGCAATGCGGCCATCGCCTTCGGGGATTTCCGCCGCTTCTACCTGATCGCCGACCGGCAGGGCGCGCGCGTACTGCGCGATCCATACTCCGCCAAGCCCTTCGTCCTGTTCTACACGACCAAGCGCGTCGGCGGCGGCGTGCAGAATTTCGACGCTGCGAAAGTGATGGTGTTTTAGCGCGCCGCTTACCTGCGTCATCCCCGACCGCGAAGCGGTCTGGGGACCCATCACCGGACGCTGCCTCACATATATGGGGCGCGTTCAGGAGATGGGCCCCCAGACGGGCGGGGCCCGTCGGGGGTGACGTTCCACTGAAAATTCAATCTCAATCCAACCAAAGGAAACCCAAATGTTCGAATCCATTCTCACCACCCTCATCCGCCAGGCCGCGCTGCTCACCGGCCCGCAGCAGGAGGAATTCACCACAAAGATCGCCGAAGCGCTCTCGACCCTGATCAATTCCACCGAGACCGAGATCGACAATGAACTCGTCCGCAGCGTCGCCCTGCCCATCGGGGGCACGCTGATCGAGAAGCTGGAGGGGCTGGTTTAGGTGGCGAACGAAATGGCGGCCCGAGTGATGAGCCAAACCAAACCTCCCACAGGTCCCGCCCATTTCAACCATCTGGGCGGGTCATCCGGGAACCACCGTTTCTTGGGGTTCTGATTATTCACGGTTCTCTCCTTTCAAAAAAATCTTTGAAAAGAGGATTTTTAAAAGGTGCCTACAGGACCAAGGCCTGTCAACGCGATTAACGGAGTATTCCCCAGCACTCCACAAAGAAAAATTTAGTGCACTGAAATAACTAAATTTATTTCGTGCCCAATCGAGCTCATATTTTGAGGAAACAGCAAATGAACAATCTGACGGTGATCTCACCGCCGGACGGGGAGGCTTTGTCTCTCGATGCGGCGAAGGCCTATCTGCGTATCGGCCATGCGGGCGAGGATGATCTCGTGACCGGCCTGATCGTGTCGGCGCGGGCGCGGCTGGAGGCGGAGACGGGGCTGGCGCTCATCACGCGCACGGTGAAGCGGCGGTTTGACCGCTGGCCATCGGGCGTGACGCGGACCGGCCTGCGGCTCGTGCCGGGGCCGGCCACAGCGCTGGTCTCGGTCGAGACCGTGGATGCGGACGGCGCAGCGCAGCTTTACACGGCGCGGTTTGCGCTCAGCGGCGGGCGGTTGAGGCTGAAGCCGTTCGTGACGCTGCCGCCCATTCCGCCGGGCGGGCATGCGGACGTGACCTTTGTCACCGGCTATGGCGCGGCGGCGGATGTGCCGGAGGATCTGGTGCAGGCGCTGAAGCGGCTGGTGCTGGCGGCCTATCGGCGTGAGGCGAGCGAGGCACTGCCGGACGAGGTCCGCGAAATTCTCGCCGCGCGGCGGGAGCGTCGGATATGAGCGCGGAGGCCGCCATCCAGGACGCGTTGATGGCGCTGCTGCGGGCAAATGCCGGCGTGCAGGCAATCTTCGGGGCACCGGCGCGCGTGTTCGATGCGGAGAGCGATGCGCCGATCTTCCCCTATGCGCAATTGGAGCGCCATGAAGTGACCCCCGCCGGGGCGGCGCTGGTGGACGGGCATGAGCACAGGCTGACGCTTGCCGTGTTCAGCCGGGAGGACGGGCTGATAGCCGCGAAGGCGGCGGTGGCAGCCTTGCGCGCGGCGGTGGAGGGCGCGGACTGGAGCGTGCCGGGTGTGCATGTGGTGATGGCGCATGTCGTCTATGGCGATGTGATGCGCACCACCGACAAGCGCGCCTTTCGCGGAATTATTCGCATTCGGATCATATCGGAGGAGGCAGGCTGATGGCGGGCCAGAGGGGCAGGGACATCCTGCTGAAGATTTCAGACGGCGCGGGCGGGTTCACCACGCTGGCCGGCGTGCGGGCCAGCCGTATCCAGCTGTCGGCGGGCACGGTGGATGGCACAAGTGCCGACAGCGCCGAGGCCTGGCGCGAACTGGTCGAGGGGGCGGGCATCAAATCCGCCCGCGTGACGGGGCGCGGTGTGTTCAAGGACGCGGCTTCGGATGCGCGGATGCGGGCCGTGTTCTTTGGCGGAGAGGCGCCGGACTGGCAGCTCGTCCTGCCGGATTTCGGCACGCTGGAAGGCGCGTTCCAGATCAGCGAACTGAGCTGGAGCGGCGCGCATGATGGCGAGGCGGAGTTCTCTGTCACGCTGGAGAGCGCGGGTCTGCTCGCCTTTGAGGTGCTGCCATGAATGCGGCGCGGGGCGAGACCGGACTGGTGATCGGCGGCGTGGCGCGCCGGCTCTGCCTGACGCTCGGCGCGCTGGCCGAGATCGAGGCGGCGTTTGGCTGCGCGCGGATGAGCGAGCTGGAAGCGCGGATGCGGGCACTGTCTGCGGCGGATCTGCTGGTGGTGGTGGCGGCCCTGTTGCGGGGCGGCGGCGAGGGCGAACTGGCGACGCGCTTGAGTGAGCAGGATGTGGCGCCCGGCGCCGCGGCGCGGGCCGTGGCCGAAGCGTTCCGGTTGGGGCTCGCGGGGTGATGCTTCCGTGGGCGGAGATGATGCGGTCGGCATTGGCGGCCGGGATCGGGCCGAAGGCATTCTGGCGGCTGTCGCTGACGGAATGGCGCTGGCTCGCGGCGCGCCGGGCAGGGCTGAAGGCGGGACGGCTGCAGGAATTGATGGCGGCATTCCCGGATGAGGAGGAGACTCAATGAATGACTTCGACAAAGACCTGAACACCGCCGGGGATGCGCTGCGCAGCCTGGCCGAGGGGCCAGGCGTGCAGGCGGCTGAGGCGCTGGAGGCCGCCTTCGGGCGGGCCGGGCAGAGCATCGAGACAGCGCTGGGACAGGCGGCGCGCTCGGGCGAGCTGGACTTCGAGCGTATGGCGGAAAGCATCCTGAAGGATCTGGCGCGCGTCGCCGCCGAAAGCGTTGCGGCGATGGCAGGCGCGCAGAGCGGCGCCCAGCATGCGGTGACGCTGAACATGAATTATGCGCCGGGGACGGAGCCATCCGGGCGCGAGAGCGAAGCGGCAATGAGCGCGATGCTGGCGCGGCTCGTGGCGGGCGGAGGGCGGTTCCTGTGAGCTTGGCGAATTTCCATGAGGTGCGTTTCCCGGTGCCGCTGGCACTGGCAGCGACAGGCGGGCCGGAACGCCGTACGGACGTGGTGACGCTGGCGAGCGGAGCCGAGGCACGCAATGCGGTCTGGGCCGGCTCGCGGCGGCGCTGGGATGTTGGCAGCGCGGCGCTGAAGCTGGACGCGCTGCAGGCGCTGGTCGCTTTCTTCGAGGCGCGCGGCGGGCGGCTGCACGGGTTCCGGTTCCGGGATGCGCTGGATGATCGGTCGTGCGCGGTCGGCGAGATGCCTTCGGCCACAGATCAGGTGATTGCGACGGGCAATGGGGCGCAGACGCAGTTCCAGCTGATGAAGATGTATGGCGCGTATTCACGGCGTATCCTGAAGCCGGTGGCGGGCAGCGTTCTGGTCGCGGTGAACGGCGTCGCAATTCCCTTCAGCGTGGACGAGACGAATGGCGAGGTCACGCTGGACAGCGCGCCGGAGCCGGGCGCCGTGGTGAGTGCGGGCTTCCGGTTCGATTGCCCGGTGCGGTTCGATACGGACCGGCTCGACATCACGCTGGAAGGCTTTGGCGCGGGCAAGGCGTTGCGTGTGCCGCTCATCGAGCTGGTGGGATAGACACTATGCGGATCATCGAGCAGGAATTTGCGGGGCGACTGGCGAGCGGCGCCGCGACGACGTGCCTCTGCTGGAGGCTGGTGCGGGCGGACGGGTTTGTGCTGGCGGTGACCGAGCATGACCAGGCGCTGGACGTGGACGGCACGCTCTACCAGCCCGGCGCGGCGCTGGAGGGGGCGAGCTTTGCCCAGTCGGCGGATCTCAAGCCCGGCCATGCGGCGGCGGGCGGGGCGCTGGCGCATGAGGCGATTACGGAAACGGACCTCGCGGATGGCCTGTGGGATGGCGCGCGGGTTGAGGTGATCCGCGCCGACTGGCAGCGGCCGGACCTGTTCGTGAGTGTATGGAGCGGGCGGCTCAGCGAGGTGACGCGCGGCGAGACCGGGTTCGAGGCGCAGCTGGTCAGTCGGAAGGCGGAATTCGAGCGGCCGCTGGGCCGGGTCTATGCGCGCCAGTGCGACGCCGTGCTGGGCGATGCGCGCTGCGGCGTGGATGTGGGCGGGTTTCCGGGGCTGAGCTGCGATCACCGATTTCAGACGTGTTCGGAGGTTTTCGGAAATGCGGAGAGTTTTCGCGGCTTCCCGCATTTGCCGGGGGCGGATTTCGTGCTGCTCGGCCCGGCGGCGAGCGGCAATGATGGGGGCAGGCGATGAGGCGGGACGAGATCGTGGTGGCGGCGCGCGGCTGGCTGGGCACGCCCTATCGCCATCAGGCGAGCCGCAAGGGCGCAGGCTGTGATTGTCTCGGCCTCGTGCGCGGGGTCTGGCGGGAGCTGGTCGGGCCAGAGCCCGCGCGCCTGCCGCCCTATACGCCGGACTGGGCTGAAGTGACGGGCGAGGAGATGCTGCTGGCGGCAGCGGGGGCGCATTTGCGGGAAGTGCCGCTGGGCGAGGCGCAGGCAGGCGATGTGATGGTGTTCCGTATGGCGACAGGGGTGCCGGCCAAGCATTGCGGCGTGCTGAGCGGCGAGGGCGCGCTGGTGCATGCCTATTGGGGCCGGGCGGTGGTGGAGACGCGGCTTGTGCCGTGGTGGCGGAGGCGGGCGGTGGCGGCGTTCGCCTTTCCCGGTGTGGAGGATTAGGCATGGCGCAGATCGTGTTTTCGAGTGTCGGGCAGGTGATCGGACAGCAGGCGCTGCCGCACGGGCTGACCCTGCTGGGGCGGCAGCTGTCCGGCGCAGCGATTGGCAAGTCGCTCGGCAGTTTGGCCGGGCAGGCGGTGGGCGCGTATTTTGCGCCGGCGCAGGAAGGGCCACGCGTCAAATCCCTGCCGGTGATGGAGGCGCGCGAGGGGGCGGGACTGCCCTCGGTCTACGGCCGGATGCGGGTCGGCGGGCAGGTGATCTGGGCCGCGCGCTTCAAGGAGACAAAGACCACGCGGCGGGCGAGCAGCAAGGGCGGGCCGAAGCTGACCGAATACGACTATTCGGTCAGCTTTGCCGTGGGGCTCGGCGAAGGGCCGATTCTGGGCGTGCGGCGGGCCTGGGCGAATGGTGAGGCGTTTGACCTGTCGGGTATCGTGCACCGGGTTTATCCGGGCGATGAAGCGCAACTTCCCGACCCGCTGATCGAGATGATCGAAGGCGTGGCACCTGCCTATCGCGGGACGGCCTATATCGTGTTCGAGGATTTGCCGCTGGAGGCATTTGGCAACCGGCTGCCGCAGCTTTCCTTCGAGGTCGAGCGCGTGCCGCCGGGCGGGTCAGAGCCGGGGCTGGCTGATGTGGTGACGGGCGTGAACATCATTCCGGCATCGGGCGAATTCGTCTATGCGACCGAGATCGTGCGGGAACAGAGGTTTCCGGGACATGAGCGCGCATTGAATGCGTGGTCCGGCGAGGCGCGGGCGGATTTCCTTGTGTCGCTGGACCAGTTGGAGAGTGATCTGCCGAACGTATCGCGCGCGGCGCTGACGGTCGGATGGTTCGGGACGAGTATCGAGGCGGGGGCGTGCGAAATCCATCCCGGCGTGGAAACGCGCGAGCGGGTGACGGTGCCCTATGCGTGGGAGGTGGCGGGCGTCGCGCGGGGCGATGCCTATGTCATTTCCCGCGATGAGGACGGCCATCCGAATTATGGGGGCACGCCTGCAGACCGGTGCGTCATCGGGGCGATACAGGAGATGAAAGCGCGGGGCCTGTCTGTCACGCTGTCGCCCTTCCTGTTCATGGATACGCCCGGCTTTCCGTGGCGGGGGCGGATCGGCGTATCGGCAGATGGCACCGCGGCGGCGCGCAGTGAGATCGAAGCGTTCGTGAACGGAGCGAACGGGTTTCGGAATCTCATCCTGCATCATGCGCAGCTGGCCGCCGAGGCGGGCGGCGTCGAAGCGTTCCTGATCGGCAGCGAAATGGTCGGGCTCAGCCGGGTGCGGGACGCGGCGGGCGCGTTCCCTTTTGTCGAGGCGCTGGTGGCGCTGGCGGCGGAGGTGAAGGCGATCCTGCCGGGCGCACAAGTGTCCTATGGCGCGGACTGGACCGAATATGGCGCCTATGCGCCGGGGGACGGATCGGGGGACGTGCTGTTCCCGCTGGATACGCTCTGGGCGAGTGCATCTGTCGATTTCGTCGGCGTCGACTGGTATCCGCCGCTGGGGGACTGGCGCGACGGGAACGATCATCTCGATGCGCTGGCCGGATATGCCGCGGCGGACGATCCGGCCTATCTGGCATCGCAGATCGCAGGCGGGGAGGCATATGACTGGTATTATCCGGACCAGGCGGCGCGCGACGCGCAGGACCGTACACCGATCATCGACACGGCGCATGGCGAGCATTTTGTGTTCCGTCAGAAGGATATCGCCGGCTGGGCAGGCGCGTATCATCACGAACGTCCGGGCGGGGTGCGCAAGGCATCACCGACGGGCTGGGTGCCGGGGACGAAGCCGGTGCGCCTGACCGAGATCGGCTTTGCGGCGGTCGACAAGGGCGGCAATGCGCCGAATGTGTTTGTTGATCCGAAAAGCAGCGAGAGCGCGCTGCCGCCCAATTCGAGCGGGGCGCGGGACGAGGTATTTCAGCGCCGGGCGCTGGCGGCGGTGTTGCCGTATTGGGAGGCGAGCCCACTGGTCGAGGCGGCTTATGTCTGGGCTTGGGACGGGCGACCCTTTCCGGCCTGGCCGCTGAAGGAAGAGGTCTGGAGCGATGGCGGCAACTGGGCACGCGGGCACTGGCTGAACGGGCGGTCGGGCCTTGCGCCGCTGGCCGATGTGGTGGCGGATTTCTGCGCGCGAGGCGGCGTGGACGCGGTGGATGTGTCGGGGCTGGACGGGATTGTCGAGGGCTATGGGCTCGACGGGGTGCATTCGGTGCGGGCGGCGCTGGAGCCGCTCAGGGCAGCCTATGGCTTCGAGTGCGTGGAGCGCGGCGGGGCGCTGGTCTTCCGCATGGCGGGCGAAGGGGGCGTTCTGGATGTGGCGCCCGGCGCATTGGTGGAAGGCGGACTGAAGAAGACCCGCGCCCTGCTCGACAAGGCGCCGGCGCGGCTCAGGCTGATGCATGTTGATCTTGAGGCGGACTACCAGCCGGGCATGGCAGAGGCACGAACAGAGGGCGGCGATCCGCGTTTGGTGCAGGATGTGGCCCTGCCGCTGGCGCTGGGGGCGAGCCGGGCGGAGGCGGTGGCCGGGGCGCTGCTGGCATCGGCGGCAAGTGGGGAGACGGCCATCTGTGCGCTGTCACTGTCGGCCCTCGCCTTGGAGCCGGGGGATGGGTTGCGCGTGGAGGGCGGGCCGGTCTGGCGGGTCACGGATGTTGTTGCCCGGGGCGGCGTGCGGGCGCTGACCTGCCGGGAGGAGCTAGCCGCAATGCCGCGTGTGCGGGCTGGCGAGGCGGGCAGCGCGCCGCCGCCCGCGCCTGTATTCGGCGGGGTGGACCTTGTCGTCATGGATGCACCGAGCCTGCCGGAGTTTGGCGAAGGCGTTGGGCCGCTGGTGGCGGCATGGGCCGATCCGTGGCCGGGTGAGGTGGTCGTGTCAGCCGGCCTGGCCGAAGATGCGCTCAGCGAGGCGGTGCGGCTCGACCGGCCGGCGGTGATCGGGCGGCTGGTGGAGGCATGTGGGGCCGGGCCGGTCGGGCGGTGGGACCGCGCAACTGCGCTGAGCGTGTATTGTCCGGGTGGGGAGTTTGCGAGCCTGCCGGAAGCGCTGGTCTTTTCCGGCGGCAATGCGGCGCTGCTGGAGACAGTTGCGGGCTGGGAATGTGTGCAGTTTGAACGGGCACACCTGATCGCGCCGGACACATGGCGGCTGACCGGGCTGTTGCGGGGACAGCGAGGGAGCGTGCCCGGCAATGCGGCGATAGGGGCGCGGCTGGTGATACTGGATACGGCGGTGGCGCGGGCGAGCCTCCACGGGGAGGCCTATGGGGCGGAGCTGGTCTGGCAGGCCGCGACGGATGATACCCCGCAAACGGCCATGTTCGAGGACCGTGCGGGCCTGCCCTGGCCTGTGGCGCATCTGCGGGTGCGGGATGGCCAACTCCGCTGGACCCGGCGCGGGGCGGGTGTGCCAGAAAGCTGGGCCATGCCGGAGGCGGAGAATGCGGGCCGGTTTGCCGTGGAATTCGACATGGGCAGCGGGTTTGGCGCGCAGAGCGTGGTGGAGGTGCCCTTTGCAAACTGGGTGGAGGGCGCAATGGCGGCGCGGGTGGCGGAGATCGGGCAGGATGGGCGGACCGGCTTGTGGGCCGTCATTTGAGGATTAGCAGGCTGCCAAACAGGAATGCATTGGGGCACCGCTCGATCCGGTAAGGTAATATCCGGGTTTCATTACGGGTCGGGACATCCTAACTGTGATCGGATATCAGATTCGTGACTGGAAGGATTTTCCGCCCTTGGCCCTCGACCCCTATAAAGTGCTCGGCGTTGACCGCTCGGCCAGCGAGGCCGAAATCAAGAAGGCACATCGCCGGAAAGCGAAGGATTTGCATCCCGACCAGAATCCGGACGATCCCAAAAAGCTGGAAGCTTTCAAACAGGTCTCGCAGGCGTGGGACATTCTTGGTGACAAGGAAAAGAGAGCCAAGTTCGACCGCGGCGAGATTGACGGCGATGGCAATCCGACAGGGTTCGGAGCCGGCGGATATCCGGGCGGCGGCGGGGGCTTTCCGGGCGGCGGAGGCCAGCGCTGGGAATCGCGCGGCGCGGGCAATCCGTTTGGCGGCGCGCAGGGCGACCCCTTCGAAGATATCCTGTCCGGCATGTTCGGCGGCGGCCGGTCCCGGCGCAGCGGACCGGTCAAGGGCCGGGACGTGCGCTATCGCGTGACCATCGATTTTGCCGACGCCGTGACCGGCGCGCGTCGTCGCATGACCATGGCCGACGGCACCGCGCTGGATGTGAACATTCCGGCGGGGATCGAAAGCGGCCAGACCTTGCGCCTGAAAAGCCAGGGCCAGGCTTCGCCGAATGGCGGCCCGCCGGGTGATGCCCTGCTCGAAGTCGAAGTGACGGCGAGCAAGGTATGGGAGCGCGACGGCAAGGATTTGCGCATGACCGTGCCGATTGACCTGAAAATCGCGGTGCTGGGCGGCAGTGTCGAGGTGAAGACGCCCTCCGGCCCGGTGACGCTGAAAGTGCCGGCGGGATCGAATACGGGCTCTCAGCTTCGCCTGCGTGGCAAGGGCGTTCAGACCTCCACTCCGGGCAATCTGTATGCGCGGCTGGAAATCGTGCTCGACGATCCGAAGGACGAGGGATTGAAGGCCTGGGCGGAAGGCCGCTAG